TCAGGGAAGACGATTGCACTCTGTGCCCGAGTCGCCCGACGGCTGCGCAGCGGTGCGGCCCGGCTGATCTGGGTGGTGTCACCCTCTAATGCGATGAGCCGGCAGAACATCGCGCCGCAGCTCTACGAAGGCGCGCCGGGGATGGTGCCGTTCATTCCCAAGACAGAAATTGCGGCCATTCGGACGACGCCGGACCTCGAGGTGCTGGGCTATGACGGCTGGCGCTGCGTGCTGAAGTCGTGTGAGCAGGGCCGCGATAAGTATGCCGGGGCGGCGGTAGACGAGGTGGCATTCGACGAGCCGCCGACGTGGCCGATTTACAACGAGTGTGCCATCCGCTTTGGCGCCAACAAGCGTTGCTTAATCAGGATGGCCGCGACGTTGCTTCCTGCCCCCGGTGAGGCGGGTGGGGTCTGCCAGTGGCTCTGGCACGAGAAGATCGAGCCGTGGCTCCATAAACGGGCGCCCGACGATCTACGGATCCTGAACGTCAGCATGGCGGACAACCCGTACATCACGGAGGAGCAGCTCGGGGTGGCGCGGCGGCTCTATGCGCCGGGTTCTTTGGACTACCGCATCCGCATCTTGGGTGAGCTTCTTCCAGGTCTTGTGGGCGCGCGCTGTTACTCAGCGTTTGAGCGGCGGTTGCACGTGAACAAGGCCTTGGGGCCCGAGGCCATTGATCCATTGAAACCGCTCTATCTCGGCGTCGACGTGAACGTCGATCCGCTCTGCTGCGTCGTGGCGCAGCAACACGGCAAGATCTGGCGGGCGTTGGACGAGCTCGTGCTGAAGCCGGGGAGCTTGGGCGAGCTCGGTGAGATCATCCGGGAGAAGTACGGCGCGCATCGGCACGAGCTCGTCTTGTGTGGCGACCAGATGGCCGAGCACCGGCATGCGCAGACGGGCAAGACCGACTATGAGGTTCTGTTAGCGGCAATCACGGGCGGCCCACGGGTCCGGCTGGCGTTACCGCCCAAAAACCCACCCGATCGGGACCGGGTGAACCTGCTGAATTTCCTGTTCGGTGCTGGTGGGGCACCGGTGCGGTGCGAGGTGGCGCCGTCGTGTCCCGAACTCATCGCCGATCTCGAGCAAGTCTTGTGGAGCCCCGACGGGGCGCACATCAAGAAGAGCCACAAGCGAGACGACCCGTACTATCAGCGGACGCATCCGAGTGACGCGTTCGGCTATATCGTCTGGCTGCGCGAGGCCGGCGCGCTCACCGGGGCGACGAAGGCGGTCGGGAGCAGGCGGACGGCGATTCCGCCGGCGGTGTACGGCTTCATGCAGGGGGTGGGATGACTGGGCCGCCGCTGCCGCCGGGGCCGCCGATTGCCGATCTGATGCGGCAGGTGAACGGCCAACCCGGCCCGATGCCGATGCCGCTGCCAGGCGGCGGCCCGCCGCCGTTGGGACCCGGGGCGCCGCTCTCCCCGGATGCGCAGAAGCTCCTTGCGCCGTCTGATGTGTCGCCGACAGCGTTGGAGAGTCTCGTCCAGGACGAAGAACCGCTGCCGGAGATCGAGGATTCGATCCTGCTCCAAGCGATGCAGCAATGCTATGAGCGGTCGCGGTCGGCGCGCGAGACCCGCAAGAAACTCAACCGCCGGAACTGGGACGCGTTACATGGGCGGTTCGAGTTCTTAGCCAAAAAACGCGCGGGGCAGTCAACCATCGTCATCCCGTCGCTTGAGACGTCGCTTGAGCAAGTCTGTGCCGAGCTGTCGCAGCAGCTCGTCGGCTTTACGCACTGGTTCAGTGCGAGTTATCAGGGCTTGCCGCCGCCCTTGCCGGGGCTCGACGAGGAGCACGCGGCGAAGATCCTGAGTGACGAGCTCGACCGGCTCGCCGTCGAAGGCGGGAAGATCCCGACGACGTACGGCATGGGCCGGCTGGTCTACGATTCCTTGAAGATCGGGCTGATCGAGTCGGTGGTGACGTGGAAGGTGATGATGGTCCCCGAGGACCATCCCGTCTATTCAGTCGGCCCGGACGGCCGGCTCGTCATGCAGAGCGAGTCGTCAATGCGACTCAAGATCGACTTGGTGCCATACGACGACCATTTTCCCGATCCCTCCCCGGCGCAGCATTACGACATCCACGAAGTAGAAATTGCCATCGCTGACCTGCCCGACATGGGGTTCAGCTCAGACGAAATCGAAAAAATGCGGCACACGTCGCCGGGTGGGGAGAAACAAGAACAACGACGGCGGCGGCAAGGGATCACGCCAGGCCTGCCGCAGCCGCACCATCGCGTCTTGCTGCGCGAGTACTGGGGGAACTTGGTCCATCCCCAAACCGGAAAGATGCTGGCGAAGGATGTCTTTTACTTGACGGCGGGTGGGACGTCGGTGATCCGCAAGCCGACGCGGATCCGGGATCTGCTCTGGGGCGGCTGGCGGCCGTTTATCAGTGTCGTCTTGTTGCCGACGCCGACAGCGGGCGAGCACCATGCATTCGTCGACATTGCTCGGCCGCTGGTCGAGGCGGAGTCGGAGCTGACGAACTTGGTGATCGATGCCGGATTCAACGCCGCGTTCGGTATCAAAGAGGTGCGGTCGTGGATGCTGGAGGACCCGTCCGTCATTCAGAAGGGCATCACGCCGGGGATCGATCTCGAGGTGGCGGAGGGCCGCGGGGACGGCGACGTCGTCAAGCGGGTCGATACCGGCACGCTCAACCAGGACATGTTGACGGTCTTGGATCGCATCTCGCGGATGCGCCAGGAGGCGTTCCGGATCAACGATCTGCAACTGGGACGCACGCCGCAGCGGAAGCAGAGCGCCACCGAAATCATGCAGATCGAGGATGCCGGGAACGATCTGTTCTCGAACATCGCGCTCCGATTCGAGGATACGGGCATCGAGCCGCTCTTGGAATTGAGCTGGCAACTGCTTTGGCAGTTCGCCGACAAGTCGATGCTGACCCGGTGGGGGGCGACGGTCGGCCCCGAGAACGCGCAGACGTTGGCGGTGCTCACCCCCCAGGAGCGTTTTTCCGTGTTTGCCAGCACCGTCTCGTTCAAGGTGCAAGGCTACAAGTATCAGCTCCAGCGGGTGAAGGACCTCCAGAAACTCATGATGCTGCGGCAGCAAGCGGCGGCCAATCCGGCCTTGTTGCAGGTCATCACCGAACGCTTCTCGCCGCAGAAGGAATACGCGCTCATCTTGCAGAGCCTCGGGATCGATCCGGCCGACGTCGAGCGCGACCCGGACGAGCCGTTGCCGAACCCGGCGCTCTTGGCAGGCCAAGCTGGTGCTCCAGGCAACCCGGCGCAGAATCCTGCTGCGGCACAGGCGGGCCCGCCACCGAATCCGCAGGGCCAGCGGGGCGGCCAGTTGCCCTGAGGGAGGACGAGCGATGGCCAGCATTCCAATCGAATGGCCGCATCCGGTGCCGTGGGTCGCCGAGGGCACGCCGCCGCCGAGTGGCGGTCCGGCAGGCCCGGCAGGCCCGGAGGGCCCACAAGGACCCGCCGGCGAGGGACTCCCGATTGGCGGGACGGCGGGGGACGTCCTCGTCAAATCGAGCGACACCGACCACCATTGCGAGTGGAAGCCGCCGGTCGCGTTGCGGTGAGGGCATAGAGGGGAAGACGACATGGCACGCCGCGCTGGCCCGCCCGCTCCCCGTACACAGCCGACCTTGGGGCAAGCGACCGGGGGACGCCCCGGCCGGGTGCCGCCGGCTGGTCAAACCGCACCCGCGCGGCCGGCGGCCCCGCGCCCCCCGACGGCGCCGGGGTTAGGATTGGGCCTGGGGCTGAATCCGCGGCAGCGCGGCGCGTTCCAGCAGGCCGCGCAGCAGGGGCAGGGGGCAGCCTATCTCGGGCAGACCCCGGGCCTTGCCCGCCGCGTCAACCAGCTGAACCCAACAGGCTGGCGAGCGAGGAACGTCCAGAACTTCATCGGGTCCTATGGCCAGCGGCAGCCGTACGGCGGCGTGACCCCGAGTCCGGGTGGTGCGGCCCCGGCGCCGATCGGGCCACCGGCACCGCTCCCGCAGCCGCCGCCGCAGGCACCCGGTGGCGGCATGCCAGGCATGGCGGGTGGGAACATGGCCGATCTCATGGGCCAAGCTGGTGCCCAGCTGGGCGGCGGTGGTGGTGGCTACGGGATCGGGAGTGGCTACGGCGGTCCGAGCTTCGGCCCCGGCGGCCCGTACGGCGGTGCGGGCATGGGTGGCGGCGGCGATATGTTCGGGGCGGGCGGCCCGTTCGGCGGCTACTCGCCGGCGATGCAGAACGTGCTGGCAGCGCGCATGCAGGGGGGCGGCTTCGGTGGCGCACTGGGGAATTATGGCGGCGGCAACCCGATGGCCGGGATGTACGGGGCCGGTGCGATGGGCCAACCCATCGGCGGCGGGACTTTCTACAACCCAAGTGGCGGCTTCGGTGGATCGCTTGGGCGCCAGAGCGCCTTTGCCAGCAATCAGGGCGCCGCACAGGCGAATCAGCAGCAGGCGACGGGTGGTCTGCCGCGGACAGGCTACACGCCCACTGGCACCGGCATGGGCCAAGGCCAAGGGAGTCCGGTCTAATGCTCGTCATCGGTGGCCACCATGGCGGCAGCACGGCGTCGATCTCGCTGCGCGATCCGCAGCCGCAGCGGGTCCAGCGGGCCTTGGAGCCCGGCAAGGCGGTGCGGATGACGCTCGAGGGCACCGTCCACCATCTCACCGCGCACGAGAAGCACTGCGACGTGGAGCTCGATGTCCACGACGTCTCGGTGCGGCCCGAGGGGCGTCGAACCATTTCCAGTTTGATCGAGGACAAACAGAAACAGGCCGTGAGGTAGCGATGGCAGACTGGCGAGACGGTTACGAGAGCACGCGGCCCGAGGATGCCGACGCCCCGAACCGACCCAGCGGACAACCGTACCTGAAACCTGGCGGCATGGCCGAGGCATACAAGGAGCGGTGGAAGAACGTTCCGGTGGCGTATCCCTTCGGGAAGGCGAAGGACGGAGGGGGCGGGGGTGGCAAGTGAGCGGATCAAGGGTGCTTCGCTGCCGAAAGCCCGGCAATGGCTCGTCTGGCTCGCCTATCATCTCGACGAGCTCCCGGCCGATCACGGCTGGATCGCCTTGTGCCGTGACACGCTTATCGGGTTGCACCACGCCATCGTTTCAGCCGCACGACGGCTCCGCAAGAATCCCACGTGGGATCTCCAAGGCACAATGACAGACGACACGGAACGGCTTGAGGACGGGGCGCTACGCTGGGTACGGAACGCGGCGGCCTTGGCGTCGCGGGACGACATCCCGGAGCGGTTCCGCTCGTTCGTGACCGTGCTCCAAGGCGCGTGCAATCAGCAGGTACGACTCGCCAAGGAGATCGACCGCATGCAGCGGATGGGCGAGTTGCAGGTCGACGTCACCTTGGACCGCGCCGCGCAGCAGCTGGTGGAGGTAGGCTAGGAATGCCGGTCGATTTCGACCCGAAGCTGGCAAATCTGATCCAGAGCGGCCATGCCGCCCGGCCGCTCCTGGCCGCACTCGAGACGTTCTGTGCCGCCTTAGTCGAAGAGACCTTAAAGACGATCGACCAGCGCGTGGCCAACGCCGATCTCGTCCCGGAGGACGCCTTGGCTGTCTGCCACGAGATCGCCGCATACCGCCGCATCGTCTTCCGGTTGTCGCAGCGCGTGACCGCTGGAGAACGCGCGGAGATGCGTGCGGCGAGTCGCCATCAGGAGATGCAGTCATGACCATGACCCCACCCGATGTCCCGGCGCCGCCTGCCCGGGAGCACGTGCAACTCGGGAACCAAGTCCTTGAGCTCGCGCCCGACGATGCCGCGACGGTCCGCCGCGCCTTTCAGGATCTCGCCCAGTCCTACGGCGCGTCGCTCGATGACCAGCGGCGCCAGCTGCTCTCCACGATGGGCACATCGCAGTGGCAGCCGCTCCCACCGCCGACGTCGCCTAGCGAGCTCGTGCTCGATGTCCCCGATCCCGATCTGCTCTTCTCGAACAAGGACGCTTGGGCAGCGAATTTTGCGCAGAACTTGGAAAGCCGGATTCGCCGGGCGCAGGGCGAGCAGGCCGCGTTGCTCCAAGGGGCGGTGAGTGCGGTGGATCAGGAGCTCCAGCGGCGCGACCTCCAGACGCAGGCGCAGACGGTCCACGATCAGGCGATGGAGGAGATGCTGGAGCGCCGCGGCCTCGGCGACCACCGACGCATCGTCCAGACGATTTACAACGAGCAATATGGCAACCTGCAGCACCTCCCGCTCGGCGTCGCCTTAGACCAGCTCGGGGCCTTGGCCGAGCAGGAGATTGCGCACATCCGGGGTGGGCAGCCTGCCGCGGCCGTGACGGCCCCGCAACAGACGACGCCCCCGTCGATGCTCCGCTCCGCACGGCGGGCCGGGAGTGCGTCCGCGCCGGAGCAGGCACCGCGCGGCAAGACGCTCTCCGATTTGATCCGTGCGCATCACACGGCCTTCCTTGAGGGGGGCCGAGCAGCATGACCGCTCAACTGCCATCGTCTGCAGACGCAGCGGCGGCGTAGGCTAGGAGGCGAGCTATGCAGACGTGGACCCAAGACACCCCGAGCGGGCCCTTCCGAAATAATTTCTTGTCCGAAACATTGTACGAGGCGAGTTTCGAGAAGGCCGAAGTGATCCAGTGGGTCGAGCCCGTGGACGGCTTCGGGAAGAAGAAGGGCGACACCGTGAACCTGTTCACGATGACGGGCCCCCCCGAGCCGGCGTCCAAGGGCATCCTCCAAGAGAACATCCGAATCCCGGAGACGGCGGTCGGGATCAGCGGCACGTCGTTCGTCATCGCCGAATTTGGTGAGGCGGTGACGTGGAGCAATACGTATGACGACTGGGCGAAATATGACTTGCCTGCATTCGTGAAGAAAAGGTTGCGCGAGATCATGAAGCTGACGCTCGACGTGAATGCCGGCGATGGCTTCAAGCGCGGCTTCATCACCTTCACTCCGAGCTCGGCGAGCGGCGTCACCATCGACACGACCGGGACGCCGTCGGTCGCCGCGTCGGCAGCGGTCGGCATCGCGCATCTCCAGCTCTGCCGGGACTACATGTATGGCACGCTGAAGGCGCCGTTTTTTGGTGAGGGCGATGCGTACATCGGGATCTTCAACTGGGCCGCCACGCGGTCCATGCGGATCGATCCGCTCTGGAAGGAATGGTACGTCCTCGGGAACCCGGAAAAACTGCAGCGAGGTGAGATCGGGATGATCGAGAATATCCGGGTGATCGAGACGAACCACGACACCGTGCTGCAGGTCGTCACCGTCTCGGGCTCGACGAACGTCGGCCAGGGACTCGTCTTCGGGGACGAGGCGGTGGCCTTCGCGGAGGCGCAGACGCCGGAACTCCGCGTGAAGATCGCGGATGACTACGGCCGGAACCTCGGCTGCGCCTGGTACGGCCAGCTCGGATTCGGGTTGTACCACGCCACCGCGAACCCGCGCGAAGCGCGAATCGTCCGGTTCACCGGCAACAACTTCGCCAACCCGTAAGGACCGCTCAAGGAGGACAGGCCGATGGCAATGGACGCGGGGACATATACTTGGACGGTGCCGGCGAACCTGCAGACAAGCGACGCGGCCCTCGGCGGGGCCCTGACGCCGGCGGGTGACAAGGGCTTTTTCATGGCGACCGAGGGCGTCGATGTGGTCGAGGTCGGCTGCATGATCGGGACGGTGACGGCGGCAACGGCGCTGGCGATCACGGCGGCGACCGCTCCGGCGATTGCTGGGAGCTACACGGTCCAAGCCACCGTGACGGGCCCAGCGGCGGGCTTGGCGGCGGGCGCGTGCTTAAAGAAGTCGACCAAGATCCATCTCGACAAGGGCCAAGTCTTCCGGCTGTCGATCACCGGCGCGGTGGCGAGCGGCACCGGACAACTCTACGCGAAGGTTTATCCGGCGGGGAGCCGCAAGGTCGACGTCATCAGCTCGACGTGAGGAGGGCCGATGGCTGCGATCACGGCGGCAGAACTGACCTATAACATCGCCGAGGAGTTCGTCTCGGCGCCGGCCCGGGTGCGTCGACGCATCACCTTGTCCTTTCCGACTGGGGCGAATGCCGGCACGAACAATCAGTATGTCACCGGCGGCATCCCACTCGACAAGCTGAGTCTCGATCTGCGCTCCCGGGTGCAGCGGTTTGCCGTCATCGGCCGGACGCCGGTGGCGGGCGCGAATAACCCACGCTGGGAATGGAACGGCGACCCAGTGAGTCCGACACTCGTCGGCTACGCGAATGCCGGGGCAGCGGGTCCGGACACGGAACTGGCGAACACCGTGACGTTCGCGACCGCGCAGACACTGGTCTGCGAAGTCGAGGGGTTTTAGGCGATGCCGCGCCTAGAGCCGGTGCACGTCCTCGAGATGGATCGGGCGACGAATCGGATGGAAGTCGTCCGGATCAATCCGACGCGCACCTTCGCGTGTCTCGGCGATACCGGGGTCGCCACCTACACGTGGCAGAACGGCCACTGGTTCGGCCAAGGCGGCCAGGAGATTCCCGCCGACCAAGTGCCGCTCGAGTACCGGGAGACGATGCGGGCGCATCCCGTCGTCATCGCAGAGCAGGGCCCGAACGTTGTCTGGACGTGTGAGTTCTGCGGTAACAACATGAACCGCTCCGAGAAGGACGACCACCTGATTGCCCACGTCCGCGACACCTTGGCGAAGGCCGGGACGGCGCCGGCTCCTCCGGAACTCCCGAAGGTGGAGGAGCGGCCGAAGGCCCGACCGGCGGCCTAGCCCATGGCGCTCCCGGTCACGGCGCGAGCCGTCTTCCAGGCGCACATCGACGGCCTGACGGCGACGGGGCTGTCGGATTTACCCGTGCCGATTAGTGCGGCGTGGTCGTTTGACGATGCCGCCGGGGATTTCGACATCGTCGACTTTCCGGTTGGGGCGACGACGCTGCAGCGGCCGACGAAGGCGACCATGCTGGTGCTGATCCCGCCGCCAACGAATGTCACCCCATTCGTCCTGAAAGGTGCGGCGGCGGATACTGGCGTCGCCTACAGCCCGAACACGGCGAGCATTCTCTCGCTGGCGGTGACACCGCTGCTCGTCCAGCTGACGGCGGCCGTCTCCGGGGTCCGACTCATCTGGCTCTGAGGCGCGGGGCATGGCCTATTTTGCCACCGCGAAGGACCTGAAGATCGATGCGCTCTTCCTCGCTGGGGAGCCCGTCGATGGCAACTCGCAGTATGACAGCCGGGCCTACGAGTGGATGACTGTCGTCGCTCGGGCGCTGATTTCGGGTGGGCAGTTCGGGCAGTCGGTGCTTGAGCCGTATGACTGGACGTGGGCGCGGGCCTGGCCACGCGGGGCGATCCAGCTGATGCAGCCGATCAACGGCACGCATACCCTGACCGCGACCTTCCAGACTGGCACGCGGGCCGTGACCGTGACCCCGACGCTTGGCAGTGACGTCAATCTCGCCGGCTACCGGATCCAGCAGGATACGACCCCGGCCCGCCATCTTGTCTTGGCGAGCCAGAACAATCCCGCCGCCAACACGACCTATGTCACGCTATCGGAACCATGGACCGGGACGAACATGAGCGTGACGAACTGGCTCGGGTATCCAGACACGTACGAGCTGCCGCCGGATTTCGTCCGCGGCACGTCCCCGCTGTTCATCATGGCGTTTCCGAGTTTCGGGCTGCCGTACTCGATCGACGTCGTCGATCCGCCTGATCTCGAGCGCTACTATCCGCAGACGTGGCCGATGGCGGGCGGCCGGACGACGGCCGGTTTTCCGGTGGTCGCGGCACGGGTCACCGAAACAAAGCTCCGGTTCTCGCACTATCTCTACACGCCGGACACGCCGCTGCCGGTGCAGCTCGAGTTCGAGTACATCAACCGGCCCGACGTGCTCAGCGAAGGGGCCATTCCCGCGATCCCGATCCAGCATCGCCGGATTCTCTCGTATGGGCTCGCCTATTTGATCTTGAGTGACAAGGACGATTCGACGGCGGCCGATCTCTGGCAGAAGTTCCAGGCGCAATGGAAGGCGATGGCGGACGAGTACCGTCGGGGGCTGCGGCGCATGTCGTCTAAGTGGGGCGTCGTGCAGCCGTCCCGGGTGACCGCCGCGTGGGGTCCGCCGCTCTGGACCTCCGGCGGCTTACCGGTTTGGTCCTGGTGACATGGCGCAGCAAGGGAACCCGTATCTCATCCCGCTCGGGAATTCCGGGATGGTGGCACATCCGAATCGCTGGCGGGCGAAGGCGGGTGAGCTCTTGTTTGCGGAAAACGTCGTCGTCGAGAACGATCTCGTGAACAAGGAGCCCGCCGCCAAATACTATCAGCAGAACGGCACCGATCATCTGACGCTGCGCATGACGTGGTCTGCGGCGACGACGTCCATTGCGATGGCACTCTGGTACGATGCATTGCCGACGGCATACGTCGGGGCAGACGTCATCACGATGGGCGCTGCCGCACCGACCAATCCGTGGACCGGGACGTTCACGGGGACCGTGCCGGTGGGTCAAGTCGTCGCCATTCGGGTGAGCGGGCGTACGAACTCCCCGAGTGCCATCACCGATACGCGTGGCAACGTCTATGCTCGGGTCGGGACGTTCGACTATACCGGCACGAGCCCGGCGCTCCATGGGGAGATCTGGCTCGCGGTCGTCACGACGGCTATCCAGAGCGGCGACACACTGACCGTCACCCTGACGGCATCTGCCGCCGTCAATCTCATCGCCACCGCCATCGTGGATCTCGTCCTACCGCTCAAATTGCGGAGCTCAAGCGCGGACGGATCGACCGCGGCGACGTCATGGGACTTGTGGGGCCGGACGCAATTCTATCCGCTCGTCGGCATCGGCTTGGTCGCGAGTATCGATACCAGCGTGACGCCGAGTTTCCCGAATTCGAAGCCCTTCACGCATAACTCCACCCTGACGACTGGAGGCCATACCCTCGTCGCGATGGCGAGTGACGTCTACTGGAGCGCCACGAAGATCGCGGCACAGATCGAGTACAGTTCCGACGATACATCGACATTCACTGGCACGCAGCCCGTAAGCGTCGTTGCTGGCTCACGCCTCGTCACGACAGGTATCGGGACGAATTTCTCCGTGGGTTTGTACCCGGGCGACACGATCATCGTCGGTGGGGAAAGCCAAGTCGTCAGCAGCATCCAATCCCCGACGCAGTTGACGACCATCGGGCCATGGCAGGCCACCCGCAGCGTCGCCGCGACTACGGTCATCCGGCGTGCCGCCCCACGCCTCGTGACGGCGATCAATCTCGGCGATCCGCAATTCAACGGCTACATCTTCCGCGACGTCCCCGATCCGGACAGCAACGGCGAGACCGGGACGCTCGGCGGCCAGACGCTCGCGAGCAATCTCGCCCAGGTCCGGCCGGGCCGGTTCGTCGTCGGCGGCAGGAGAACGCCGCGAATCCCCGGAAGCTCTTCTATCTGAACGGTGTCGATCCGATCCAAGTCGTCTCGGGCGATGCGGCGAGTTCCCACGTCATCGCCACGCCGGCCTTCGATTGGGGCACCGCACAGAATGCGACGAAGCAGCCGATCAACGCCATCGTCCATCAGGACTCCCTCGTCGCCTTCGGCAACCTGAATGATCCGCATCGGGTCTACTTCTCGACCCCGGACAATCACGAGGATTTCCAGACGACGGCCGCCCCGGCCGTGCCATCGATCAATTTCCGGATCGCCTCAAACGTCGGCCAGCGACTTTGGGGCGCGGCGCAATATCAAGGCGTCCTCTTCCTGTGGAAATATCCGCAAGGGCTCTTCTATATCGACGACACACCTGATGACCGGCTCAAATGGACATATCGCATCCGGTCGATGGCGGTCGGCTGCGCTCCGAGTCCCTACGCGGCCTTGCCGACCGACGATGACGTGATCTTCTGCGATGCGCAGGGCCATTTCCATCTGCTCTCGGCGGTGGCGACCCTCGGCGGCACGCGGGATTCTGACATCACTCGGGCGATGGGGCTCCATACATGGACGATCCAGACTGTGGACGTCACGCAGCTCCGGAGTCTCACCTCGGTCTACGATCCGCAGACGAAGACGGCGTGGTTCGGGCTCCGCAGTCTGAGCGCCCCGGCAAACGATCCCGGCGACAACGATCTCGTGATCCGCTGGGATTTCAGCTTGGTCCCCCAAGGCGGCCCCGTCCGGATGACGACAGCACGGCTCTGGAAGCCGAACGCACTCTGTCTCAAGCGCCATGGGTATACGGGCATGGCGTCGGTCGTCATCAGCGAGTGGGACAATTCGTGGTTCGTGCAGCCCGGCACCTACGGACGGCGGACGAACTATGATTCCGTTGCGGCGACTGACGCCCCAGTCGGTGTGCCGACACACGTCGATCTGCCTGAACTCGACTATGGCGATTCGGCCCCGCCGGCGCGTCCACGTCGCAAAGCCTTCCGGGCGCTTGAGCTAATCGCGCAGCAGACGAGCAACGACAACCATCCGGTGTCCGTCGTCTTGAACGTCGATGGCGTCTACCGCCAGACGCTCAAGTATCCGCAGGGCGTGAACCGCCGCCGCTTGCAGCCGCTCCAGGTCGGGGACGGGTACGCCATCACGGCGAGCATCCAGACCGACGGGAGCGTCGTCGGGGACGTGCCGCTGATCGGGGTGATCTACTACTACGATCTGCTTGGCACGGATCAATCGCGGAAGTCCTGACAATGCCGAAGCCCCTCTTCTCCCATGCGATGGTCTTTAAGGAGATCAGCGGGGTGGGAACGCCCGGACCGGCAGGGCCGCAGGGCCCGGCAGGTCCTGCGGGTGCGACAGGTCCCCAGGGACCAGCCGGTCCCACGGGTGCGACGGGGCCACAGGGGGTTCCAGGCCAATCCTCGAGCTTCATCGAGTATCGGTTCTCGACTGGCACGGTTGCCCCACCGGCATCGGGCAACGTCCAACTGAACAACCTGACCGCAAGCGCCGCGACCCTTGTGTGGGCATCCAACACAACATCCCTGAACAATGATGCCACCGTTGCTTTGGGAGCCATTACCGTTGGAAGCAAGGTCACCATCCAGGTTCAGTCTGACTCAACGAGCCTCTACCAATACCAGGCAACGGCAACTCCGACCAACAAGGGGACGTATACAGAGATACCTGTCAGCTGGGTCCAGAGCGGCGCGGGTCCGGCTATCGCAAATAATGCGTCCATTTTTCTTGCCATCTCCGTCGCTGGACAGACTGGGCCACAGGGACCACCGGGACCGACCGGCGCGACGGGCACGCAAGGACCGCAAGGCAATCCCGGTGCGACGGGTGCCACGGGACCGCAGGGACCAGCCGGTCCCGGGGTGGCGGCAGGCGGGACGACAGGACAGGTGCTTCAGAAGACGTCGGCGACGGACTACGCGACGGGGTGGACGACGCCGGCGACGATCCCGACGACGCTCCCCCCCTCGGGACCGGCGGGCGGCGATTTGTCGGGCACGTACCCAAATCCGGCGATTGCTGCGCTCGCGGTGACGGACGCGAAGGTCAACGACGTTGCGGCAACGAAGCTGACGGGCACGATCGCGCAGGCGCGGTTCCCCGTCGCGCCATCTGGGCTGCTCACGGCGAATCTGAATGATGGCCAAGTCACCGACGCGAAGATCGTGGGGATGGCGTACTCGAAGCTCACGGGGGCTCCGACGAGTCTGCCGCCGAGTGGTGCTGCCGGCGGGGACCTGACGGGCACGTATCCTAACCCAACCATCGGTGCGCTCAAGGTCACCGATGCCAAGATCAACGACGTCGCCTATACGAAGGTGACCGGGCATCCGACGAGCTACCCGCCGTCGGGCAGCGCCACAGGATCGCTCGCGGGCTCCTATCCGGCACCCACGTTGTCGACGACGGGCGTCACGGCGGCGACCTACGGCTCGGCAACGAAAGTGCCGAGTCTCACCATTAGCGCCGAGGGGCGGGTGACGGCGGCCACGGAAGTCTCGATGACGGCCACGGGACTCGTCTCGATCGGTGCGACGGCCCCGGCATCGCCGCAAGTGGGACAACTCTGGTGGCGGAACGATCCCGACGGGCGCCTTTTCATCTACTACAATGACGGCACCTCGACGCAGTGGGTGCCGGTCGTGACGGCATAGAGAAAGGGACGATGGCGAAACCGTACTTCGCGCATCCGATGATCGCGCCGCTCGTCCTGCCGCCGACGGTGACGGTGACCGGCGTCGCGACCGTGATCTCGCCGGTCCCGCCGCCCAGCCCGACGGTGGGACAGTTCTGGTGGCGGAACGATCCCGACGGCCGGCTCTTCATCTACTACGACGATGGCACCTCGCGGCAATGGGTGCCGGTGGTGCCGGCCTGATGCCTCCTTGGTCCCATCGGTGTGCCTCCCGTGCTGACGCCTCGGCACTGGTTCCCTCATGCGGGAAGGATCGTCTCGCTAGGGGGGCTTCCTGATGGCAGCAATCGACTTCCCCAACGCGCCGACACTGAACCAGCAGTTCAACGCGACGAACGGGGCGACATATCAGTGGGACGGCTCCGCGTGGATCCCGATCACGGGCAGCCTCTCGACCGCCGTCTTCATCGGCCCGAATCCCCCGACCGCGCCTGTCGTCGGGAACCTCTGGTGGCGAAGCGATCCCGACCAGACCCTGTATGTGTATTACGACGACGGGAACACGAAGCAGTATGTCAGCGCGGTGCCGTCGGTGTCGCGGCCCACGGGACCGGCGGGCGGGTCGCTCAGCGGGAGCTATCCGAATCCCAGCTTCGCGGCCTATGCACCGGCGCAAGCGAAGGCGATGGCCGGTGGGGTCACCGGAGCGACGAACCAGAGCATCCCGAACAACACCGTGACCATAGTAGTGATGCAGAGTATCTGGAGCGATTCGTCTGGAGGATTGATTCCCGTGACGGCGTCGAGTCGTGTCGCGGTGCCGACGGGCTACGGCGGCTGGGTCTCCGTCGCGGGCACGCTGTTTCTGTCCGCAGCCATCTCTGCCAATGCTTCGTTTCTCGTCCTCGAAGAATCCCCTGATGGGAGTACGTGGACGACCGTCGCCTCGACGGCCATCAATGCTACGAACTTCCTACCGACCTATTCCGTCGCCATTACGAAGCCAGCGACGGCGGGATGGCTCTACCGGATGAGTCTGTTTCAGAATAGCGGCAGCGCCGCGACCGTCACCCGCGCCCAGCTGGCGCTGGTTTGCCTAGGAGTAGCCTAATGGCAGCCCCCGACTTTCCCGCTTCTCCCACCGTTGGTCAGATCTATACCGCCCCGTCGGGCATCCAGTACACCTGGGATGGCAAGGTCTGGTCGAGTAGCTCGACCTCGCAGAGCTGGCTCTGGACGGACACCGGGACGACGCTGACGCCGTACGATGCGACGAAGACGGTCAGTGTTCCGACGAGTTTTGTCCTGACCGGCGGGAGTGCGCAGGCCGCAAAAGGCCGGCTGTTGGAAATCGCCGGCAACGACATGCCGGTCTTCTCGTATAACGTGAATTGGAGCGGGTCTGCCTGGGTGCGCGATGATACGACGAAGGGCGCGAGTGCACTCTTTTACTTTGGCAATGCGACTCCCCCGCGCCTTGAGTGGGACTACTGGGCGGCTGGCGCGGGAGGCGCGTTCGTCAGCCTGCTGCAAGTCGACAACGCGGGCAACCTAACGACGACGGGGGCGGTGCGATGTGCGAAGGGTGTCCAACTCACCGGAGCGACGACCACCGTGGAGTTGACTGCAAACGATCCCGCCTCCCCAAGCTACGACGCGGCAAAAGCCAGCTTCAAATCGCGTATGGACTACGGTGGATTTCCCAACGTGGGATGGGACTATCGCGCGGCGGGAGGTTCCTACGCAAACGTCGGGTATCTCGATTACACCGGGAATTTTGTCATTGTCGGGACCACCGGGCAGAAGGCGAGCGGTACGACCTGGTCGAACCCCTCCGACCCGCGCCTGAAGCAGGACGTCGCCCCCTACAGCGCCGGCTTGGCCGACATCTGCCAGCTCGCCCCGATCACCTACCGCCTGAAATCGCAAGGGCCTGACGGCCCGCTCTGTTACGGGTTCGACGCGGAGAAAGTGCGCGACGTGTTTCCCGAATGCGTCTCGACAACGAAGATGAAGCTCCCCGGCGACGAGGAGGAGACTGAGGACGTGCTCGTCTTCGACATGCACCCGATCCTCGTCGCGCTCATCAATGCAGTGAAGGAGCTCGCCGCGAAGATCGGATAAGGAGGTGTCCCATTCCTGCCGTCAGTGAACGTCAACGGAAGTTTTTCGGGGCCGAACTTGGTCGGGCACGCGCCGGGAAGTCGACCGTCACGGGGCTCGGCGAGGGGAAGCTCAAGGAGTTCGCGACGAAGCCGAACAAGCCGAATCCCGGCCTGAAGGCCACCAGCAAGCCGCCCGGCGGGGCCATGGGGTTCAAGCGCCGGAAGCCGAAGAAGTTCGGGCTCCCGAATACAGGCGTCGGCAGCTTCTCCCCGGTGGTGAAGCCGCCGGGGATTGGAGGGCGGTACTGAATGGCGAAGTGGAGACGGGGACCGGATGCGCGACCGCGAGCTGCCTATGGGCCCGGCTCGCCCAGACGCTTTCGAGTTTCCATCCGAAGGTGAAGAAGCCCTTGAGCGTCGGTCGCTACTGACGAGAGGCATAGAGGGGAGGCATGAGTCCCGACGAGAAGCTGGCCGTTCAGACGGTCGTGGTCGAGTATCTGCAATCGGCTACAACAGAGGAGCGCAAGACGCTCCTCCTGGATGTACTGCTGAGTGGAGACGGCTATAGCCTCGTGCACCACGTGCTCTCCCAGCAGGCGGCCTATGCACAACGGCGGGCCGATACCTTGAACCATCTGCTGCGGGCGTTGCAGGCCGAGCATCCCCCGCCGGTCGCCGAGGCACCGCGGGCTGTGCCGCAGGCACCGCTGCCCATGCCGGGAGGGCTCTGATGCGACGCCTATCTCGGCTCCTTAGTACGCCCGACTGGAGGCAGGCATAAATGGCCGGTGCGGGTGGTACAGGTATCGGTCTAGGTATCATGGGTGGTATCCTCGGCGGCATCGGGGATATCATGGCCTCGACCAAGTACAAGCGCCCCTCCGTCCCGCAGCCGGGCGGCCAGGAGCAACGGCTCCGGAGTCTCGCGCAAGGCCAGCTGATCGGTGGTGGTCTCGAATCGCTCGCCGGGACCCAGCTCTTCAACCAGCTCTCGCCGCTCATGCTCGGCATGGTGCCAGGCATGTCGGTCACGCCGGCGGCAGCAGGCGGGGCCGGTGGGGCGGCAGCTGGTGGTGCGGCGGCTGGTGGCGCTGGGGCTGGCGGGACGCCGATGATGGATTACCAGACGGCGCTTGCCAACTACCAGAACACGGTCGGGCGCAATCAGCAGATCCAGAACCTGCAGGCGCAGTTGAAGGCGATGCCGAAGGGCCCGGAGAAGCGCGGCGTCCGCCTGCAGCTAAAGGGCCTCAAGAAGGCGCAGAAGGGTGCCCCGACCGCCGTGCAGGCCGAGCGGGACATCTACAAGGCCGGCACGACGCCGCCGCTCTACACGGTGTCCGGAACGGCGCAGCAGCCGGGGCCGGTGGCGAGTGATCTCTCGCCGGGCTCGCAAGCCACCTTGGCGCAGATCAAGGGCTGGATCGACGGCCAGCAGGCGAGCGCCGGGGCGACCCCGCCGAGTCTCGCCGCGGGCGGATCCTTCCTCTCCGACTACAGTAACGCCCTCAACGCACCGCCCGTCTCGTCGCCCATCTCGCCGCCAACCTCAGGAGCCTGATGGCGAAGAAAGGGAAGACGCCGCAGCCACCGGCTCGAGCGGGAGGCAAGAAAGGCCGGACGCCGCAGCCGCCGGTCCCGGCCCCACCCCTGCCGCAGTATGCACCTGGTGCCGGGGCCGGCGCGTACAACGTTGGCTTCACGCCGAGTGTCCAGTCGCAGCTGACACAGCCGTATCTCGACGTGATGGCGGGGACGGCCTACGGCAACATGCCGAATGTCGCCGGCAACCTCGGTGGCCAGCAGGATTGGGCCGGCTTGTACGGCGGCATGGGTGGCCAGCAGTTCGGGCGGTTCATGCAAGGCGCGCCACAGGAGCAAGGCTTGACCACGCAGATGGGTGGCCAGGCGGGTGGAACGCTCGGGGCCTACGGCCAGGTGATGAATCCGAATCTCCCCCTGATCGCCAACCTGCAAGGGCAGCTCGCAGATATCCAAGCCGGCAGGGATACCGGCTTCGATCCGTACATGACGCAGCAGTACAACCAGTCCGAGCAGCAACTCCACGACACGCTCCGGAAGCAGCTCGGGCCGGACTACGCGACGAGCTCGGCGGGGATCAACGCGCTCAATCAGTTCAATCAGGAGAAGCAGACGGCGTTTGGGTCAGCGCGGTTCCAGCGCCAGCTGCAAATCCAAGACGCGCTCCAGCAAGCGCAGCAGAACCTTGCTGGGCAGGCCGGCGGGTTCGCCAATATCTATGGTGGCCAGCGCGGCCAGCAATTCGGCCAAGCCGATGTCTTGGGGCAGCGGTTCGGACAGTTCGCGAACGACATTTACAACACGACGATGGGACTCGGCCAAGGCGCGTTGAGTGGACAGGGCCAGTATTATGGCAATCAAGCGGCGCTGATGGGGCTCACGTCCCAAGTGCCGACGATGATGGGCCAATACGGTGGCGCGATGGCCGGACAGGCCCGCGAAGCCGTCGCTGCACAACAGCCGTATCAGCAGGATCGGATGGCGCAGTTCCAGGCATCGACCTATCCGACGCAGGGGCAATACATGGGCGAGATGATGGGCCAGTCCGGCAACCGCTGGGCGAATATCGGCGCGGGCATGATGGGCGCCTCCGAAGCCGCCTCAAGTGCCGGCACGAAAGCGGGCGGGGGCTAGATGGCTGGCGCACCGGGCCCGTGGGCTGGCGGGTACGTCTTTCCCGATCCGACGCAAGGACCGGCACCCTCGCCGCCTGATCAGACCCCGGCACCGACCGGCGCTGGCCCGACGCCGCAGCCGCCGACCGTGCCGCAACCACAAGCCGGCCCCGCACCGACCTTGGGTGACGTCCAGCAGGCCGCACAAGGCGACGAAGGCGGCGGGCTCGATATTACCGCCCGATTCAACCAGTACCGCGAGCTGATGAAGCAGGCGAATGCGGACGCCTATCGCCCCCATCTCGACGAGTCCACGAAGCCGGGTCTGCTCGCGAACATCCTGACGTTAGGCGGCGCTGGCATGTGGGACCACGATTATCGCATGGCGTACAACGCCGCCATCGATCGCGGGAATGCCAAGCAGCACGCGCAGGATACGAAGGACGCGCTCGAGATGGTCGGCAAGGACGTCTCGCTCGCGAACGGCAACATCGGGCAGCAGATCCGCATGCTGCAGCTGCAGCTCCAGATGCAAAACGCGGAGTATCTGCGGCATCATCGCGACACCATGGAAGATCTGGCCCGGGATCGGAATAGGATCGCAGCGGGCGGGCTCGATGTCCGCCAGACCTATCCGCCACCGACGCCGGAGCAGCGGGCGGCGGCACAAGACGCCGGGTATGACTACGTCCCGGCACCCGGCGTGCCGAATCGGTTCAATCTCGTCCCGACCGGGACGAAGTCAGGAAGTGGCGGCCCGTCCCCCGGGCCACCCAGCGGCGGCCCGCCGGCCCCGCCGGGCACCCCGCCGGCATCGACGACGACCGTCCGGACCACGGGCGGCCCACCGACTACGGTGGCGACCCGTCTCAACAATCCCGGGAACATCAACGCGTCCCCCTCGACCCGGCGCTTTCCGGGCGTTGTGGGAGAAGAGACGATTGGATCGCATACATTCTTGAAGTTCGACTCGCCGGAATCTGGGTTTGCGGCGATGGAGCGGCTGCTGCAAGCACCGGGCTACCGCAATTTACCATTCGAAGGAGCGATGCGGCGCTGGACGACGGGCACGACCGCGCCGACCTTCGACCAGAACGGCCGGCCGCTGGGGTACGACCTTCCCGCGATGGAGCGGAAGCTCGGCATCGCCCCGAATACGCGCATTGGTGACTTGACCGATACACAGCGACGCGCACTCGTGCAGGAGATGGCGCCCCGCGAAGGATTCCAACCAGGTCGCGGTGGACAGCCGTCTGCGGCACCGGCACCAAGCGCCGGACAGCCGGAGCCTGCGGCCCCATCACCAGCCCCCACTGGGGAGACACCGTCGCCCGGACTGCCGGCCAGTGGGAAGACCAGTGGCGGGATTCCTTATCGCGTTGTCACGCCTTCCGGTGGGACACCGCCCGCAGCGCATGATCCCAGCGATCCCAACGAGCCAGGCATCACGCCGTCCGAGAAATTGCGGCGCCAGAAACTGCGCGAACAGACGGCCGCCAAGCCGATCCCGGCCGAGATCCAGAAACAGGTCACGACGATTGACGAGAGCATCGCCAAGATGAACGACATCGAGAAACTGCTTGACGATCCTGAGGTCCAGAAGTGGATCGGGCCGGGGATGGGACAGGTGTCGAAGGGACTCTATTGGACCGGCATCGGGGGACCGGGGAAGGTCAATAAACTGCTCGCCGCGCTCGCCTATCTCCGCGCGCAGGCGGTCGGGCCGCTGCTGCACGGCTCTCGGAACGAGAAGATCTGGGCGCAGATCCAGGAGCATCTCCCGAATGCGTCCGACAGTCCCGAACTGCTGCGTGACAAGCTCCAGCAAGCGCGGCAGACGTACATCCGCAACCGGCAGCTGGAACTCGAGGCGTCCGGGCTGACTCGGGGGCAGGCAGGGGCCGGCGGGCAGTAGATGCCCACCGTCGAGCTCTTCGTCAACGGGAAATGGCAACCCGTCGAGGTCGGTGAGGGGGCGACGCAGAAGGACCTAGACGAGATCGGCACGCATCTGTCGGGTGGCACGCCGCCGACACCACCGCACGACATTGAGACCGCGCCGCAAGCTGGCCAAGCCTTCGAGACCGATCAAGGCTCGACGTGGTACGGGCGGGCCGGCGAGTACGTCCGGAAGCGCGCCGAGACTTACGCGGGGGCTCTTGGCAGGATAACCGGCTTCGGGGAAGAACTCGGCACGGAGGGCCCGGGTGCCCCGATGCCGGAGGTCAGTAAAAAGCAAGCGGCGCTGGATGTCGCGCTGCTCGCCGGCACTGGTCTCGCACCAGCGCTGACTGCCACGGGTCTTGCGGTCGGCACCGGGGCACGGGCCGCTGGTGTCAGCGAGCCGGCCGCCGAAGCGTTAGAGACTGGTACCATGCTCCTCGGCGGTGGCGTCAAAGCGGCCTCGGATGCGACTGCGGCCGCCCGCGCCGCCGCCGCAGCACCCGCCGCGCAACGGGCTGCCCAAGGCGTCTCGAACGTCGCGGCTGGGGTCAGTGAGGCGGGGACGTCGGCACAAGCGTTTGAACGGGCGCAGGGCTTGGCGACGACGCCAGCAGGCGAGGCCGGGGCCGCAGCGCGCACGGCCCTGCCCGCCGCCGAAGCGACGGAGCGGGCGGCTTTTCAAGAAGCGACGTATGACCGGATCGCCAAGTTCGCCGACAATAAGGGACTGAATGCGACGCGGGAGAACGCGGTCGGCCAGACCCTCCGGAATCGGCTGCAGCAGGCCGAGGATGAATGGGGCCAGCTCGCCGGCTCGGCCGAGCACAAGCAAGTCACGAAACTCCTCGACAAGCTCAAGGAACCCGCTCCGGAGACGACCGCGATCATCGATCCCGCGACGGGACAGCCAGTCGTGCGACCCTCTGGAGCGCCTGCGCAGACGGTCACTTGGAAGGAACTCGACGATGCCGAGAAGGGGCTCCAGAAGATTCGCGGGCCGTCATCTGTACGGGCCGCCATCGCCGATGCGAAGAAGGGATTATTGGAGGGAACGCCGGCCGCCGATGCACTTGAGACAGCCAACCAGCGCTGGCGACTGGAGATCCGACCGGCAAAGGATCTCGCGACCAAGGTGAAGACGGCGGAGTCTCCCGTCAAAGCCTTCCAGCGGATCGCCGGGAGCAAGGGGGATCCGCAACGGCTTCAGATCGCGCAGCGCCTCCTCCAGGCCCACGACCCGGAAGCATGGGACAAGGTCGTCGGAGGCTTCTACTCGAATCTCTTCGAGCAGGCACAGCACGATCCCCAACGGGCGTGGAAGCTCTGGCAGACGGTCAAGGATCCCATCCGGAAGATCGTCGATCCAGACGGCGTTGCTGCGAAGGCGTTCGAGGAGATGACCCCGAAGGAATCGACGCAACGCTATCTGGTCGAACCGCCTGCTGAGATGGAGCGGTGGCAGCAGTGGGCACAGCGTGGCGTCCATGCCGTGGGCATTGGCGATGCCGCTCGACGGTTCTACCATGGTGATTGGCTCGGCGGTCTCGGCGCACTCGGCTTGAGCACACTCGCCGCCCATCCGACGCTCGCGGCGGCAGCCGTTCGCGGGGGCGCCCCTACCGTTGCGCGGACGGGGCTCGCCGTGGCCGGCGGTCCCCTCGTTCGTGACATCGCCCAAGGCCAATGAGCATCGCCGTCTTGTCGCTGCGGGGCTGCTGATGCTCGCGGCGACCGCCGACGCCCGTATGATCCAAGGGGTCCTCGGTGATGCCCAGGAACGCGTCGGCCTGCGACCGGCCCCGGCATTCCACGCCTTCGCGACCCACTTCTCGACGCTCGCCACCGCGCCGTCGTTGACCTCGCCCTCCAGCGCGGCGCTCGCAGGAACCGCCCCCATCGACAGCACGATGGAAGGACTTGGGCCGATGTTTCTCGACCATGCCGCCACACTCGGCGCCGGCACGACCAACCTGAACATCGTGACCCAGCGGTCCTTTGCGCAGGGCTCACTCTTCAGTCAGCCATTCAATGAGCTCGGGGCCCTCGCTCCGCCGCTCTTCGTCAAACGGACACCGACTGGCAACCCATCTAACCCCGCCGCCGTCGGCCTCCGGCTCACCTACGCGCTCGATCTCCACGTCTGGGCTACGGCCATTGCCGTCTCCCACGGCTTCAGCGACAGCTTCGACGCCTCCGTCGTCCTGCCCATCGTCTCGACCTCGCTCGACATGGCGGTCCGCGCCCATGTCGTCCAGGCGACGTCACCATCCGGCGGTACGTTCCATCCGGTGAAGGGAGCCCCGACCATCGGCGGCACCATCCCCGCCGTCTCGGCGACCGGCGTCGGCGATCTCACCGTGCGCGGGAAGTACCGGCTTCCCATCCCTCCTCCCATCCGCATGGCCGCGACGCTCGAGGCGCAGTTCCCGACCGGCGACCCGTTGCAGATCCACGGGACGGGCTCCTATTGGCTCACGCCCGGCGTGGACGCCGCTCTGCCCCTTTTCGGGAAGCGGGCCGAACTCGATGGACACGCCGCCATCCACGTCAACGTCTCGAAGCCTGAGCAGTCCCAAGCTCTCTATGGCCTCTCTGCCTCTGCGGTTCTCGTCCCGAAGCGGCTGGCCGCCATCGTGGAGTTCTTGGGGCAGTCCCAGCTGACCACGGCCTTCGCCCCAGAAGACACGGACGTCCTAGTGCTGACGCCGCAGGGCATCGCCTCCGACCCGCTGCTCGGTATCGGCTGGTCCGGCCGCTTGGATCAATTCAACTTCTCTTTTGGGATGCGCGCCCGGCTCGTCTCGACGCTAATGGTCTTCGCCAATGGCATCGTGCCCTTGAACCGCTCGGTCGGTATCCGACCTGCGGGCGTCATCCCGACCGTGGGGGTGGGATGGTCCTTCTGATGGCCACCCTGCTCGCCAGTGCCACCGCACCGCGCGCCGTGGTCCCGTCGCGTCGCGCCGCCTGCCACGTCGTCTGCAAGGGCATTCCCGGTATCCCCGGCCCCGCTGGGCCAGCGGGGGCCGTGGGGCCACCGGGCCCTGCGGGACCGCCGGGACTCCTCGGACCGGTCGGACCGGTCGGACCCATAGGACCGGCGGGACTGCCTGGGCCACCTGGAGCATCGGGGCCGCCGGGACCGACCGGCCCCACGGGGGCACCCTTTGCCGTCGTCACGAAGACGGCGACGACCGGGGTCCTCGACCGCCCACCCCCCGGCACCATCGTCACGCTCGCGGCCGACTGCGACCCCGGCGACCAGCCGATCGCGGGCGGCATCACCAACCGCGTCGCCAACGCGGCCGACGAGGGCCGCACCCATCTCCTCGACTCCGGGCCCACCGTGACCGGCTGGCATTCCAACGCCACCGTGGTCAGCACCTTCTCCATCGGTGGCACACTCGAGGTCGTGCTCACCCTGCTGTGCGCGCAGGCGAGACCATGACAGTCGGTGACTGGGCTCTGATCGCCCTCGCGCTCTTCGTGATCGCCGGCGGCGGCCTCTGGCTCTGGGCGTGGTGGCAGACCCGCCACGAGCGGTCGCCCGACAAACGGCACGATGGGGAGTGACCGTTATGATTCAGCGCGGCCCGAACAAGTACACCCTGCTGCCCGGTGGACTTGCGCTGATCCACATGGCGCGGACCGTGAACACGGTCATCGATGCGCGGGATTTGCCTCTTGTACTGCGCTATCATTGGCATGCCGTCGGCGGGGCCCGTGTCGCGACGACGGTCGCGGGTCGCTGTCTCTATATGGCACGGGTGATTTTGGGTTGTCGCGTGGATCATATTAACCGTGATCCGTTGGATAACCGCCGAAAAAACCTACGCCCGGCGAGCCAATCGCAGAACATGATGAATCGCGCCGGATGGAGTCGGAAGAGCCGATACAAAGGCGTCGCTCCGAACGGACGGGGTTGGCGTGGCCAGATCGTCAAAGAGCGTCGACTGTATTATTCGCCGACCTACAAGACTCAGGAAGAAGCTGCCCTCTGGTACAACGAGCAGGCAAGGGCATTGCACGGCCCCTTTGCTGTCGTAAACGACGTCGTGCAATGA